CCCTCGCCTCCTACCGCGCACGCCGGACGGTGACCGCATGACCGCCAACCAGACCACCGCGTGGCCCGAGGGCGTCATCGCCCGCTACCTCACCGTGGGCGGCGCCACCGTCGACATCACCGAGCGGGCTGGCTACATGACCAGCACCGACCCCACCGAGACGGTCGCCACCTGCACCGGGTGCGGCACGGCGGAGAAGGTCGAGTGGACCCAGAGGATCTGGAACCACACCACCGACCGCATGGTGGACGAGCACGACGAGGGCGGTCGCCGCTCCATGCAGAAGATGCGCGAGTGGGCCCAGTGCCACGCCGAGGACTGCCGGGCGATGCCCCGTCCGGGTGGTGACACGCGATGAGCCCCGCCGAGATCAAGGACACGCAGGCGAAGCTTGACCGGATCCTCAAGGCCAACGCCAAGCGGCCGGTCGCCACCCGCACCCTCGCCGACAGCGGCCGGTGCACGCGCCCCGGCTGCACGAAGTGCGGCAAGCGATGAAGAAGACCCCGCACGAGGAGGCCATGGAGCGCCTCGCCCTCCGGATCAGCCTCGCCAACCAGCTCGACTCCGCCATGCCCGCCACCCCGCCCCCCGTCGGCGACGACGAGGACGAGCACGACCAGCCGGCCAAGCGCTGAGGTTGCGGGTGCCCGCCCGGCCCTGTCGGGCGGGACGCCCGGAGCAGCAGCTCCACTCCCACCAGCCAAGGAGACCCATGAACAAGTCCGAGCTCACCGCCGCCATCGTCGCCAGCACCGGCGAGAGCACGAAGACCGTGGCCGCCATCGTCAACGCCGCGTTCAACACCATCCAGGACACCGTCGCCACCGGCGAGGACGTCGCCGTCATCGGGTTCGGCAAGTTCGAGCGGGTCCACCGGCCCGCCCGCACCGCGAAGAACCCGTCCACCGGCGAGGACATCGACGTCGCCGAGAGCCACACGCCGAAGTTTCGCCCCGGCGCCGGATTCAAGGACGTCGTGAACAGCGGCCGGACGCTCGCCAACGCCTAGCACCGCACAGCCCGACCGGACCCAGCCGCCGCCCCGGGAGCAACGCCCGGGGCGGGCGCGCACCGCCCCACGACCAGCAAGGAGACGACATGGGCAAGTGGAAGCAGGTCAAGGACAAGGACGACCTGATCAAGAAGGTCGCCAAGGACACGGGCGTCATGCCCTACCAGGTGAACGTCAAGGACGGCGGCACCATCATTGCCCGCCGCGGCGACGAGGAGCGCGTCATCGGCGCCTGGACCTACGGCGACTGACGTCGAGTCCTGCCGCCCCGACCACGGGCCGGGGCGGCTCACCCGACGCCAGAACCACCACCCACCCCACAGCCACGAAGCAGGAGCCATGACCACCAGCCAGCACGAGCGCGTCAACGGGGCCAACCCCATGCCGCCGCCCGCCCCGCACCGGCCGTCCCGCGCCGAGCGGCTGGCCGCCGACGCCGCGGCCAAGGCTGAACGCGACCGCATCCTCGACGAAGCCCGCCGCGAACGTGCACGCCGTCAGGAGCAGTGGGTCGCCGAGCGCGACCAGCTCCGCGAGCAGCGCCGCCGCACCCGCAAGACCAGCAACGACACCGCCCGCCGCGAACGCATCACCGCCTGGCAGGCCCGCCTGCAGAAGTGGTGGCACGCCTTCGTCCTTGTCGGCGCCATCGTCGGCGTCAACATCGTTGCCGTCGTCGGCCAGGTCACCGCCTTCTCGGCCAGCACGGAGGCGAACGGCTTCGGCTGGTCCCCGCTGCAGGCCATCGCCACCGCCGCCGTCATCGAGACGATCGCCATCTACGTCGGCTGGCACGCCCACACGGCGCTGATCGAAGGTGACTCGGTGATGCGGCTGCGCGTCACCTCCTACGCCATCGCGCTCGGCGTGGGCGCGCTCAACTACTACCACTACGCACCGACGTGGAAGTTCGACGACCAGGCGGTCATGTTCGGCGGCGCGTCGGTGCTGTCCCCGTGGCTGTGGGCGATGCACTCCCGCCACCAGCACCGCCAAGCCCTTCGCGAGCAGGGCCTGATCGACCCGCGCGCCCCGAAGTTCAGTGCGCTGCGGTGGCTGCTGTGGCGGTCGGAGACGTGGACCGCGCTGCGGTGGGCGGTCCGGTACGGCGAGCAGTCGCCCGGCGCCGCGATCCTCGCCGTGCAGGGGGAGGCCGCCGACGTCGACACCATGCAGATGCTGGACCGAACTCGTGACCAGATCGTGGTGGCACAGTGCGCGCTCATCCGCGCGCAGGGCGACGCACTCAAGGTCATGGAACTGGTCACTTCGCAGGAGTGCCCAGCGTTCGATGAAGTGACCGTCGAGCGTCCGATCGACTGTCCGCCCGAGGTCCCCGAACTGCCCCCGCCCCCCGTCTCCGAGCTGGTCACTTCACAGAACGCTGAAGGTGACCAGGCGAATGACCGGGAAAGGCCCGATGAGCAGGACAATCGCGAGGCTGAGACGTGGATCCGACGCCGGATGCGAGGGGGGCGCACCCCCACGCAGAAGGAGGTCTGCGAGAAGTACTCGTACAGCAAGGGGTGGGCCCGGCTCCGTGTCCAGGCAGCGCGCGATGAGATGACCGCGAAGGGCTACCGGTTCCTGCCGGGGAACGTCGTCCAGCCGCCCGCCGAGACGGCCACTTCCAGTGACGCTGGAGTGACCGCGGCTGGGGGTGCGTGATGACCACGCTGCTCACCGCCGCCCTCGCCGTCCTGGCGTTCGCCCTGCTCAGCCTCCGCCCCGCCGACGGCGACTCCCGCACCTGGGCCGACTATCGGGCGCATGCCCGCAACACCGGCCTCCTCGGCTGCCTCCTCGGCGCTCTCCGGGTCGGCCTCGTGGCTGGCCTGCTCGTCCTCAACGACGCATGCCGCCTGCTCCACCCGGCCATCGAGGGCGCCCGGATCGTGCTCGGAGCGCTCGCCTACGCCGTCCTGTACGCCTGCCGACCCGCCGTAGGAGGCACCGCATGAGCACGCCCGACCGGCCGCGGCTGTCGCTCGTCCCGAAGCGGGACGCTGACTACGCCCCCGACCTGCCCGAGGAGCGTCACGACGAGCTCGACACCCGCCCCGACCAGGAGCTCGACCAAGTCGTCTACGAGGGCGAGATCCTGTCGGACCGGCCCGTACGCACCAGCCGCCTCCCCGCGGTGGTGGTTGACGGGGTGATGGTCGTCCGCTCCCCTGAGAAGAGGGCGAAGGCGGCAAAGACCGTGGCCCGGGGCGGCGTCACCGTGGCCCAAGGCTGGCACTCCTGGCTGGTGCGGGCATACGACTCGCTCACCTTCGGCGTGTACCGGCGGCAGATCCGCGCCGCCGAAGCCGCCGGCGACCGGGAGGCGCTCGCCGACTGGACGGAGCGGAAGGCGCGGGCCGTCGCCGAGCGCCGCACCAGGCTGATGGAGTTGCCGCAGCTGGCGCTGAACGTGGCCCGGTTCCTGGGCATTTCCCTGCTCGGCGCGCTGGTGCTGCTGCTGGCCCTGTCCATCGCCGTCTGGGCGACCGGCGTCGGTAGCTTCGGCGCGGTGTGGGAGCTGGCGGGCGGGCTGCTGCGGCTGATCCTGACCGTCCTCAAGTGGGCGTGGCCTGCGGCTCCGCTCGCCATGCTGTGGGCCGCATGGCGTGAGGGCCGGCGGCGCAACGACCCGCCGCGCTGGCTCGCCACCTCAGCCGACACCGACGTGGACGTAGTCATCGACGAGACGACGATCGCGCGAGCGCTGGGCGCGCTGAGGATCCCCCAGATCAACGCCTACCTCAAGCAGGGATTGCCGCTGCAGTTCCTCGTCCCCGCACGCAAAGAGGGGCGCGGCACCTACGCCGAGCTGCGACTCCCCATGGGCGTGACCGCAGAGCAGATCAGCAAGCCTGACAAGCGGGCCGGCCTGGCCGCCGGCCTATACCGGGCGACGAAGGAGGTGTGGCCCTCGACAGGCGGCGAGGCGGGGATCCTCAAGTTGTGGATCGCGAACAAGGGCGCGCTCGCCGAGGGAGCCGGGCCGTATCCGCTGCTCGCCGACGGCGTGGTGGACGTCTTCAAGGGGGTGCCGTTCGGCAAGACGTTGAAGGGCGACCCGATCGTGGCCCCGCTCATGGAGCGCAACACGCTCACGGGCGGGATGCCTGGACAGGGTAAGTCCAGTTCGGCCCGGGTCATCATGGCCGGGGCCGCCCTGGACCCGACCGCCGAGCTGCGGATCGCGATCCCCGACACGAACTTCGACTTCGAGGTGTTCCGCCGCCGCTGCTCCCGCTACGTGATGGGCGCCGAGGACGAGAAGGTCGAGTGGATCCTGTGGGACCTGCGTGAGCTGTACGAGGAGGTGCAGGCGCGCGGTGCGCTGCTGGTCAAGCATGAGGAGCCTGCCGTGACGCGGGCGCTCGCGTCCGCTGGTGTCGGCCTGCATCCGCTGTTCTACCTGCTGGAGGAGGCGCACCTGGCGATCCAGCACAAGGAGTTCGGCGAGGAGATCTCGCAGCTGCTGTGCGACATCGTGAAGCTGGGCCGCAAGCGCGGCATCCACATGATCGTGTCCACGCAGGCGCCCACCAAGGACAGCATGCCCCGGGATGTGACCCGCAACTGCAGCAACGGGGTCGCGTTCGCGGTGGGGGACCACGTGGCGAACGATGCGCTGCTGGGGCAGGGCGCTTACCGGGCCGGCCACCGGGCCACTGAGCTGATCCCCGGCACCGACGTTGGTACTGCGGTGGTCAAGGGGTTCACCGGGGAGCGCAGCGACCTTGTGCAGGCGTACTTCCTGTCTGTGAGTAAGCGCAACGACCAGGTGACGCCCATCATCGACCGGTCGTTGGCGGCGATCGAGAAGCTGGGCACTGGTCTGCCTGGCCGGTGTCGTCCTCCTGCTCCGCCTGTCGAGCGGGATTTGCTGGAGGACCTGGCGGAGGTGCTGGGCGGGGAGCCGATCGGGGCCGCCGATGTGAAGGGTCTGCTGGTCAATCTGGCTCCGCAGTGGCAGCCGTACAAGGCGCTGACCGTCAAGGCGCTGGTGGACCGTTTGGCTGCGTTCGGGGTGAAGGTGCCGTCCACGGGCAACCGTTGGCTGGTCGATCCGGCAGCCATTCGGGATGCCCTTGCGCGGCGCTCCACGGGCGGCCAGGACGGCGAGGGGGGTGCGGGTTAAGTTAGCCCGCTCCCGCCCCTCGAAAGGTTCTCTGAGGGCCTTCTGGAGGGCCCGATCTAACTCGGTATGGCGACCTAACTGACCTAACTTTCCGCAGGTCAAGGGCAGGTTATATCCGCGAACGGCGGGGGTTAGAAATCTAACTCGATTTCGCCGATCTAACTCGTGATCCACACCGCGCGAGCGGTGGTTGCGGGTGCTCTCCCACCCCCTCGGGAGGGCCGCCCGGAGCAGCCGCTCCACCATTCCCCACACACCCGACCAGGACAGGAGACAACCATGTTCGACCGGATGCCAGCGAAGAAGCTCACCGCCGCCAAGGGCGGGTCGTCGACCGCGAACCACCTCGCCGACCTCGCCACCAAGGCGAACGGGCACGGCGTGACCCGCGTCGACAAGGAGCGCGCCCAGGCAGCACTGGAGGCCGCGGTCGGGTCGCGGAAGGCGAAGCGGCTGAAGGACGACGCGATCAAATCCGCCCGCAGGTCGGTGTTCGGCTGATGGGCGTCTTTATGAAGCTCGCCGGCATCGGTGTGCTGTTCGGCGGCGGGTCGCTGCTGACGGGGTGGCTGCTGTTCGGCGGGCACGTCGCGTTGGCGTGGCTGGTGCTCGCTGCCACGGCGGCGCTGACCGTCGGCGTGATCGTGCTCATCACGCGGGAGACCCAGCAGGCAGAGCAGGTGCAGCGGTGATGGCCGCGGCCCGTCCGACCGTGCGCCCTGCCGCGTGGCGCAACAGCAACCTCGGCCCGTCCGAGGCCCGCAAGCAGGGCAAGTGCGGGGACTGCGGCGGCACCGGCCGGTTCCAGCAGCCCATCCGTGGCCGTCTCGTCGCCGTCATCTGCCGGGACTGCGAAGGGTCCGGCGAGCACCGCAGGTGAGCGGTGGTTGCGGTTGTCCGCCCGGCAGGAGGGGCGTCGGGCGGACGGCCGGAGCAGCGAGCTCCATCAATTGACCAGGAGGAGAACGGCATGCGGTACGCCGGACACACCAACTTCGAGATCAAGAAGAACCCGCGCGGCGGATGGCTGGCCGTATTCGACTGCACAGCCGAGGGATGCGGCGCCGGTGCATCCGCGACTGGCGACCATGAGTTCGGCCCGTACACGGGATCGTGCAGTCGTGGACATGGGATCTACATCCCCTCCGTACAGAAGGGCGCCCGATGAACCGCTGCCCGCGCTGCTCGACGCCACTCGACGAGGGCCCGGTCGTCTACCGGTGCTCGACCTGCCGCCGCACCGTGTACGCCGCTGACCTCGACACCGAGTTCGTGCCCCGCGTGCTCGTCGCTGCACGCCCCTGACCGGCCGTCCGGGGTGCTCCATCCGCCGCACAGCGGGTGGGGTGCCCGGCGCGACCGGCCAGCAGGCCGACCCCGCGACCAGAAGCAACAAGAGGAGACGCGATGTTCAAGAAACCATGCGGGCTGACCTTCGTCCCGGCCGACGGCAGCGAAGAGAAGCCCTGCACCCGCAAGGGGCTTCACGGACCCTTCCGCGCCAGCGACACCGAGACTCACACCCGCGTCCCCGGCGGTGCGCTGGTCAGCCCGCGCGCCCTGGCGGCGGACGCGCTGCGCAGGACGGGGGCGTGACGTGGACACGACCATGTGCCCAGGATGCATAGGGCGAGGTGGCGGCACCCGCTGCTGCATGTGCGACAAGCCGATCCCCGCCGAACTCCAGCGGACGACCGGCCAGCCCGCCTACCCGGGCGACGCCTACGACCCGAGATGTCCGCGCTGCGCGGTCGGCGCGTTCCACACGCACAGGACGGGGGTGTGATGGCTGCCAGCAGGTACCCCACCGCTGGCGGGCAGACCGTCACCTGGACCGCCCAGCCCGGCGAGCTCGACGTGGAATGGGCGCCCCCGCTCGACGTCGGGACGTGGAAGTGCAGCGGCTGCCACCGCACCGGCCTAGGTGGACAGGGCGAGGCGGAAGGCCACGCCGCCAAGTGCCGGGAGAGGCAGGAGTCCGCGTGGACGATGCTCGCCGAACGGCGCGGAAGGTGAGCGCCGGCCTCACGTACGAGCAAGCCCTGGCGGAGGCTCGGAAGGTCGGCAACGCGAAGGCCGATGACGCAGGCGCGATGGCGCTGTACTGCGCCGACATCCTCCAACTCATGGTGGGGGCCGCGTCGCCGAAACTCGTGTGGGAGGGGGCACAGAAGGCCGGGATGACCCACCTGCAGCTTGCCCTGCTGGCACAGAAGAACCCGGCCAAGGTCCATGACCTGATGTGGGACTAGTCCAAAGGCGAGAGCCCCGGTCCCGCTTCCCCACGGGCCGGGGCTCTCCCATCACATCGACCTAGCTGACCTTGTCGAGGCCATCCCGCTCTTCCGCCGCAGCGTCGCGCAGCGCCCTCTCCGCCGCCTGCCGGTTGTCCTGCGCCGCCCACCACGGGTGGACCTGGATCCGCACGGCCAATCGCCGACACTCGTCCTGCGCCGCCCGCCACGCCTGCCTCTGCTCTTCGGACGCCGCCTCTGCCTCTCCCGCGATGACAGCAGCGTGTGGGGGCAGCGCCCGTCCAGCGGCAGACAGCCGCTCCTGAGCCGCCACGAACGCGCGTCGCAACTCAACCAGGTCGTCAAAGTCAGACATCAGGCATCTCCCCAGGTCGTACGGTGCGGATCGCATCCTAGGGGAGGGCCTGCGCGGCAAACTCGCCGCCACCCTGCGACAACCAACAGTGAGCGAGCGTCGTCTAACGGTGCGTTAACTCCCCAGCTTGAAGGGCCCACCGATGCGCTCTCTTCTCGCCGCCGCCGTCCTGGCGGTCGCACTCACGGCCGGCTGCTCGTCCACGGCACCGTCGCCGGCCAGTACGGCTGCCGCTGTGCCGCATTCCGCGCCGACCGTGACAACGACCAAGACGGTGACCGCAACGCCGACCGTCACTGTGACGCCCACGCCCACGAAGACGCGGGTGAAGCCGACAGCCCGCAAGGTGGTGGTCAAGCCGACACCGAAGCCGGCGCCGAAGCGGACGCAGGCTCCTCGCCCGGCAGTGCGGTCCGGCGTCCATCCGGGGGCGTTCTGTGCCCCGCAGGGCGCGCTGGGGCGGACGAATGCTGGGACGTTGATGCGGTGCAGTTCGAAGGGTGGCGATCAGGCGCGGTGGCGGTCGGCCTGACCGGGGCAGCACGAAACGCCCCGCCCCCGCAAAGGGGACGGGGCATTCCCGCGTCGGGCCATTGATCAACGATTGTCGGGGCGGCCGGAAGTCCCGAGCAGCCAGCCGCCCCCGCCCGCACCCAGCCAAGCTGTGGGCAAAACCAGGATGCGGGACAACTTCAGGCGTGCGTCCCCGGCGGGTAGTCGGACGTGGCCGGTGACGGCGACACGTTCGCCCGCAACACCAGGCCCAGCACCGCAGAAACCACCATGACGAACGCGCCAGTCTGCTGCTCGGTGAACGGCAGCCCGAACGCGGCCAGCCCGGTCAGCACCGTCGACAGGGCGCCGGTCAGCGCCGACACGACGAACGGGCGGGTGAGGACGGCGACGAGCAGCGCGACGACGCCGTTGGCGATCGTCATCACCCAGCCCGACGATTCGGCGGTCAAACCGATCGCGGGGATGGTGGCGAGGAACGCGACGAGGGCGTTGATGACGTACAGGATGACCGCGGGTTCGCGGCCGAACAGTTTGATCTGCATGTGCCCCTCCTTCAGGGGGACGACCCGGCAAAGACTGTGCGGGGCGGCTACGGCTTGACGTAGTAGCCGTTGTCGAAGTTGTAGGAGAACCACTCCTCGCCGCCGGCCTGCGACAGCCAGACGGTGTCGCCGCCGTTGTTGAGGTAGTGGCCGCGGTAGCCGCACTTCGAGTTCATGAACAGCCGGAACGTGCCGCCCACCTTTGCGTTGGTGCCGGATCCGCTGTAGACGCGGATCTTGTCGCCTGCGGGCAGCGTGACCACGCCGCCGACCTCTTCCACGCCGGGCAGCGCGGCGATGGTGTAGGTGTTGCATTTCTCGGCGTTGTCGCCGGCGTTGTTCTTCGCCCACGAGTCCGCGACGACGAGGTTCTTCACGTTCACGTTCGCGCTGGCCGAGATCTCGACGTACTCCTTGTTGCGGTTCCACCAGGTGTCGGAGCCGTTGGCGTTGTAGCCGACCTGCGTGATCGACAGGTTGGCGACCTCGTCGGTACTGGCAGAAGCGGGCACGCCGAACAGCGCCAGAGCGGCGACGAAGGCGGACAGGATGACAGCGCTCTTGGAGATGCGCATTTGAGGATGCTCCTCGGTTGGGTTACATGCGAAAGCGCAGCTCAGAAGCCCTAAAGAATGGGCGCGATAAAATCACGCGGATTGTTAAGGTGCCGAACTGCGCTCGGTTGGCGAACCAGAAAGGATTTCTTTCGGGTTCGCGGTCAGTTGGCCTCGTCGAGGAGGCCCGGGATACGCCCGTCTCCGGGCTCGTGCTGCTCTACAGGCTCGGGATGCCGCGGCAGCCACGTCTGATACGGCCAGTACTGCAGCCAGAAGCGGGTCACCTACTTGGCCTTGGCTCCCATAGCGTCCGTCAGCGCCTTCACCGCGGCCGTCAGCTCTTCGACCTTGGCTTCCAGGGAGCGGACCCGCTGCCCGGTGTTGACCAGAATGGACTTGGCCTGCCACTCGGGGTTGTCCTTGCTGCCCCACTCGACCGGGATCTCGTACGTCCACACGTCTTTGGCGCTCACGTCGCCCTCCTCGATGGTGGTTCTGGTTGAGACTTCGGGGCTCTTGGTGAAGGTGCCGTCCCGGACGAGCCGGTACAGCTCATCGCCGGGGCATGAGGTGGCGTAGAAGTCGCGGTGGCCCTTCACCGCCTCGCCGAGGCCGCGGTCCATCAGGTACGCCCGCAGTTCGCGGACGGCTTCGATCTGTTCCGGCGTCGGCTTCTCGCCTGGCCCGGACATGAGCGTCACGCTGTACCAGGTGGTGTTGCCGCCCGGCTGGGCCGCCTGGGCCCGGCCTTCGCCGCGGCCCTCGAACACGAACCCGTGCGGGCACGCCCCGAAGCTGTAGCCGATGTCGACCCACTGCCGGTTCGAGCCAACGTGGAATTTGCGGGTCCTCCGCCAGTAGTCCACACAGGACGCGTGCGGCTTGCCGGCCAGGTTCTGGTCGGAGCCGTCGTAGTGGATGACCAGCCCTTGCCGGGGCTTCGCGTAGGCGGCCCCGGTGCTGCCCCAGCCGAACGCGGTGCGTTTCACGAGCTGCAATGCAGCCTCCTCAGGTGTTTGGTGTGCCTAGGCCTCTCAGTCACGAGAGCCGCCGTCGTCGGGGATGGTGACCGGGACCAGACCGGCGCGGGTGATCTGCTCCTCCCATAGCCGGATGATCTGTTCCTGGCGGGCGACCTTGCGCTGCAGCGCGCCGATCTGCACCGACTGCCGGTCGATCTCCCGCTGCATCTGCTGGCCCTGGCGCTCGATCTCCGCCTGCATCCGGGTGAGAGTCGCCTCGTAGATCGATTTCGCTCGCTCGAACGCCCCTGCCTCCAACTGCCGGACAGCGACGCGTTCTTCGGAGTCGGACTTTCTCAACGCCGCCTTGGTCGCCGCGCTCGCGGAGAACCAGGCGCCGATGACCGCGCACAGCCCCGTCACAACGGCGACTACGACGTTCGGATCCCCCATCACTCTCCTCGACGAGAAGGCTCCGGCCAGCCTGCAATCACCTGCACAAACGCTGCGAACGCAAGCCAGATGGTGGCGGCCACGTAGCCGCGTGGTATCGCGTCGAATCCCCAGCCGATGAGCTGGGCCAGCCCCCAAATGATTTTGAGTGCGGAGGCTGCGGCGAACGCGATCCGGTCGCTGGGCAGGAACGCCTGTATGGCGCACAGCCAGCCGACAGTGGCCCAGATGGTCGCCCACCACGACAGTGGCATCAGCGAGTCGAGGAACAGGTAAGTGTCGGTGGCGGGGGCGGTGGTGAGGGAAGCGGCGTACACGAAGTCGAGGAGTGCGAAGAACAGGAGGCAGGCTCCGCGTCTACCCACGCGGAGGCGGAGCGTCTGAAGATGGCGCACGTCGCGGCCGGCCTCGCCTTCTTGTGGTTTGTGTGCCGTCCGCCGGCACCCTCAAGCGGCGGACGGCACGATCGGGTGTCCGGATGGGGACATTCGTAGACGCAGGCGGTCAACCAGGAGGATGCTTGGAACGTCCCATATGGCCCCCATCTATCTGGAGTCGCGCCATGGGTTACCCCCCGAACCCGCAGGACCCGTACGGCCAGCAAGGGCCGTATCAGCCGCAGCCGTACAGCCAGCCGTACATGCCCGCGCCGATGTCGGGGCCGCAGTACGCGCCGGCATCGGTAGGCCAGCACTGAGAGCGCCGAAGGGCACGGTCAGACGCCTCGCATGCCTTCGAGGGCGACGATGCCGTAGAAGGTCCCCGCCTCCGCGTACACGTCGATGCGGTTGATGAGGGTCGACGTGTTGTTCCAGCCGCCGCCGCCTGTCTGCATCATCGGTTCCGCCACCGAGTTCGACGTCTCCTGCCAGATGATTCGGGCCGTGGTGGTCGTCGTCGGTTTTGCTACGTGAATCGTTCCGAAGTTGGGGTTGGGCGTACTACCGACATGCAGCTCCACCGTGTTGGACGGGGCGGCTCGAACCGCGCTGACCGTGGTGTTGATGCCGCTCACGTTTTGCCAGAAGTAGTTGCTGCCGGTGTCGTTGTTGATGCGCATGCGCCAGAAGCCCGACAGCAGGTGCGCGTAGTAGGAGATGCGGAACATCCGGAAGTTGGAGTCGATGCTGGCGAACGACACCGACGACACTGGCGCCCCGGACGTGATCACGCGCTTGTCGATGGGGATCCACAAGCCCAGCAGGTGGCCGTTGACGTCACCGGCCGACAGGACCTCGCCGGAGGAGAAGGTCTTGTCCAGCGCCATCATGCACCCCTAGAAGGCGATCGCGTTTTCATCAAGCCGCCCCAGGATCGAATTGTTGAGGACCAGGAAGGAGCCGTACTTCGTGGCGCTTTGGAGCGCCCACGTCGTGATCCACGTCGCGCCGGACGTCGCATGGGAGATCCCCCGGATGAACACGTCGCGGGTGATCGGAGAGCCTCCGCCGGGCGGTTGCCGGACGATACGGATACGGTCGCCGATCTCCCGGGCCAGGACATGCGGAAAGAGGTTCGCCGGGTCGGCATGCGCGTGGATCTCGATGGTGTCGAACCTGACCTCGGGTTCTTTGGACACGTAGAGAATCCAGCTCGCGTACCCGGCGACGGCGGTGTCGGAATCCAGGATCAGACTCGTCGTCTGGAACGTGCGCGTCAGGTACTCGTCCTGGCTGGCCGCGTCTCCCGTGGTCTGCTCGGCACCGCCGGCGCGCTGGGCGATGATCTCGTTCCACAAGGTGGCGTCGTCGGTGTTGACGCGCGCCTTGAACGGCGCGAACGACCCGGCGGGTTCGCCGAACGTGGCCTGCACCGTGTTGGATCTGGCCTCGGTGAGGATCGCCTGCCGATTGCGGAAGACGAGCCGCCCGGCGGCGTCGATGTACAGTTCGCCGATCTCCGACTCGGCGGCGCCCTGCAACTCCGACAGGGCGTCGCCTTCGAGGGTGGTCGCCTGCAGCGCGCTGTTTCCAGTGGCGATCACTCTGTCGCCCACGGCCCACCCTGCCGAGTTCAAGATGCGGGTGATCCGGGCTCCGGTGTTCTCGCCGGCGCCCACCGGGGTCACGGCGGTTCGCCGCTTGTTAAGCAGGACTTTGAAGCCGTCAGTGATGGGCACGGTCGTCTCGGAGTAGCCCTGGGCTCCCGACCCGGGGTTGACGATCCATGCGACGTCCCACTTGTCGGCGAAGCCGCGGAAGATGTCGTAGGTGACGGCGTTCCACACGGCGCGGATCCGCACCGGCCGCATAGGGGTCACCTGGCTTTTCCCGCCAGAGACGTACGGCCCGGCCAGGTGCGCCGGGTCGAATCTCCTGTCGCTGTTGTCCAGCCGGATGGTGGCCGTGCCCGCGTCATAACGGATGATGGGCGACTGGACGCGGTTGCTGCCGCGCCGGGTGGAGATGCCGTGCCGCAGATATCCGGACACGTCGGTCCACACACCTGCGGCGAACTGCACCTCGGCGATGAGGGCGGGGAGGGTCATGACCGCCACCCCGCTCCCGAGCGCCGCTCGTACTCCTGGATGACGTCCACCACTGCGGCACCGGTGTCGGCCGGGTTGGCGTTGACGGGTACTTCGACGGTGATGTGGTAGACGTTGCCGCCGCGTGCCGCCGTCGGTGGTGTGGCTCCGGCGTAGGCGGGGGTGGCCATCATGCCGCCCACGCCGATGGTCGCCGACGTGGCCAAGCCCGCGATCGCGGACTCGACCAGCCCGGACGCCTGCGTGATGCCGAGCGCCATGCCGGCGGGTAGTTCCCGCCCGAGCTTGGCGAATACCTTCGACGGGGAGGCGATGCCGAGGGCGTCCTTCACCCACTGCGGCATGATCCCCGAGAAGAAGTTGTAGATGCTGGTCCTCAGCCAGTCCCACATGCCGACCAGGCCGTTCCAGAACCCGATGATCAGGTCGTGGCCGACGCCGCCCAGCAGCGAGCCCATGTTGCCGAGCGCGCCGACGATCATCCCCGGCAGGCCGCTGACCCAGCCGATCAGCTCCTGGAACTTGCCGATCGCCCAGTCTTTCGCCTGCCCGACCCAACCGGAGATCATCTCGGGTAGTTTGCCGAACCACCGATCAATCCCGTTGATCAAATCAGGGATGATCGAGTGGCCGACCAGCTTGTCGTACATCAGCTGGAAAGCCTTGTTGACCTCGGCGACCATCTTGACGACGACGGCCGACAACCTGATCAGCGGCGGCAGCAGCTGCTCCGCGATCACCGCAGCGAGTTGGATCATCTGCGGAATGTGCGGCGCCATCTTCGTCAGCAGGTCAAGGAACAGCGGGATCAGCGGGTATGCGGCCTGCTGCAGGGCGATCATGTTCCGCACGAGGTCAGGCATCAGCGGCAGGATGCGGACGACCGCGTCGATGAACTGCGGCATGAGCGCGGCTGCCAGCTGAGCCAGCGGCGGCAGGATAGCGACGATGGCGGGCAGGACGCTCAGGAACGCGTCGAGCAGCTGCGGGAAGTATGGCTGCAGCTCTGTCAGTGCGGTGAGCAGCGCCTGGCCGAGGATCTGTGCCGTCTGCGAGATGGGCGGCAGCAGTTGCAGCACTACGCCGATCAGCACGCCGAGGACCTCGACGAAGTTCTTGCCGATGATCCCGACGATGCCGGCGATGATCGGGATCAGCGGTGTCAGGGCGGGCACCAGGCCCGAGATCAGTTGCGTGACCAACGCGGCGATCTGTGGCAGCAGTGGGGCCAGCGCGGGCACCAGGGCGTTGATAATGCTCGCGGCCAGGCCCACGAACAGCGGCACGATCGGGGCCAGCGCGAGCAGTGCGCGCCCAAGGTTGTCGACCAGCATGGCCAGCGACGGCAGGATCGCCTGAACGCCGGCCGCGAGCGACGTGGCGATCAGGGCGGCCAACTGGCCGATCACCGGCAGGAGAGGGGCCAGTGCGGCGAAGATGCCGCCGAGCGCCGCGCCGATCGGCTGTAGGGCGGGCGTGAGCTCGGCGAGCCCCTGGGCGAACATGGTAAAGAACAGCTCGACGCCGGGCAGCAGCGCCGCAATCGCTGGGCCGATCGCGGCCAGCAGTGGTTGCAGGGTGGCGAAGATGTTGGCGATCGCGCCGCCCAGCGGTTGCAGGGCGGGCAGGACGGCTTGAACCGCCGAGCCGAGACCTTGGATGATCGCGGTGATGCCGGGCACTATGGCGGCCAGCGCGGGCGCGAGAGCGTTGACTGCAGCCGCCAGAATCGGGCCGATCAGGGCGGCCAGTTGGGCGATCCCTGGGGCCAGCGTGGCGACGCCTTGCGCCACGGCGAGGATGACCGGAATCAGCGCCTTGCCGACGTCAGACAGCGCCCGGAAGATCGTAAGGAGCGTCTGTTGACCTTCGGCGCTGTCCACGAAGGCGTGCATGCGGTCGAGCAACTGACCGAAAATGCCCAGCGCGCCCTGGCCGTCAGCCTGGATCGCCCGGAAGATCCCGGCGATAATGCCGAAGACGTCACCCAGGATCGCACCGAGCTGCTTAAAGACCAGGGCTGCGCCGTCGAGCCACTCCAACGCCTGGCCGCTCGCCGCCGCGTGGTGCATGAAGTTGCCGAGCCGCTCAACCGCGGCGGCGATGCCGGGCGCCAGGTTGGCCAGCCATCCGGCCCCCACCACACCGAGATCCCGAAAGCCGTCGAGCAGGGGCCGCAGAGCGGGCACGAACGCCGCCACCGAGTCCCGCAGCGACATGAACACCGACTGGATCGCCCAGACGGTTTCGCCCGCGCGGACAAACTCCAGTAGCTCCAGGGCGCCCCGGCCGAACTCACCGGCCACACCGACCATGCCGCCGGTGACTGCGTCGATCGCGGGTAGGAGGCTCCACATCTGGCCGACCAGCGGGGCGAAGAACGCATCTTGAACGAGGCTCTTGATGCCGTTGATTGCGGGCGCCATCTGGAAGAGCTCGTAGGCCACTTCTCCGGCGCTCGCGGCCAGGTCCTTGGTCCCCGCCATGAACGTCTCGTAATCGCCGCTCAGCGCCGCGCTGAACGCTTCACCGACGCCCCCGAGGGCGAGCTTGAGTGTGCCGAGCGCGGCCGCGCCGAGCAGGATGCCGCCGGGCAGCGCTGCGAGGATGCCGGCAGCGGGGGCGAGAGCGGCGGCCAGGCTGAGCGCGGATGATCCCGCCAGTGACAGCGCGGACGCCAGCGTGGCCAGCTGTGCGGCCCCGGTGACGAGTGAGACGCCCGCCGAGGTCAGGCGGCCGGTGAACGACGCGATCCCGGAGGTGATCCTTGAGGCGGCCGCACCGACCGAATCGAACCGGTCGGACAGGGACTTCAGGCTGCGCTCGGTCGCGTCCGCCTGCCGCGCCACCCGCTCCAGGCCGCGGGTCGTCTTGTTGACCGGCCCGTCGATGTCATCGGCGATGATCGCCAGCCTGATCAGCAGGTTCTTGATCGACGCCATCGGTTTCCTCCTCCGGTTTCGCGGTCCAGTCGGGGAGGAATTCCTTGAGCTTCCTGGGCTGCTGGCCCTTGGGAGTGCCGCCGAGTGCGTTCGTGACGCGCTCGGCGATCATCGCGGTGAGGATGTCGTCGCGCGGCTGACCGATCGGGCCGGTCAGCCGCTCATACGTCAGCCACTCCGTCAGCTCCCGTGAGCTGACGCGGGCAAGTAGCTCGGCGACGGTGCAGCCGAGATGGGCGGCGAGCCGGAAGTAGAAGAGCCGCTCGGGCCGTCGTCGAAATCCTCGACCAGCTCCTCAACGTCATCGTCGGAAAGACCGGACAGCCGCTGCGCCACCTTGAACAGCCGATCCAGCGCGGCCGCCGACTTCTGCGACAGGTGCAGCACGTCGCCCGCACTGAACATCGGGCCGCCGTCCTCATTGATCGCGCACGCGGCGACCAGGCGCGCTCGCAGGTTCCGGATCTCAACCTCGCGCTGACCGCCTTTACCGCGCTTGAGGCTGCCAGCCTCGAACTTGTCGCGCTCGCTGCCCATCAGGCCACGGAGTCGGACGTGCCCGACCTCGCCCGGCGGCGACCACTCCGGGACGGGAACGTCCTCGACGCGGATGTCGTCGGCCTGCCAGATCTGGTCCTTGCTCAGAAGCGCCATCGGGGGATCTTTCTGGAGGTGGGATGGGACTACGCCGGGATGGCGACGTCCTCGGCGGGCTCGCTGGTGATCGAGTAGGAGATGGTGACCTGGGCCGGGTCCTCTTCGGTGCCGCCGAACTCCTTGGAGATGGCGGACACAGTGCAGGGGAAGACGTCCATCTTTCGGCCGGGCACGTCGCCGCCGCCCATGCGGAGCATGAAACCGGTGGTGTCGCGCGGCATCACCGAGCGGGCGTCTACGCCGGTCGGCGAGGCGTAGAAGGTCAGTGAACTGTCCTCGGCGGTGATCGCGCCGGGAATCTTCGGCTTGAACCGCGAGTTCGCGTCCGGGGCCTCGATCTGCTCGGAGCTGGTGGTCCAGCCTTCCTTGCCGGCCACCTCGCCCGTCAGGTCGGTGCCGGCGTTGATTTCTGAGCGGGTCGGCGCGGCCTTGTTGGCGATGCTGGGGCACCAGATCCACTTGTTGACCCCAACGGACCAGTACCGGGCGACCGAAGCGATCGGCGTCGCGGCCATCGGCTATTCCCCTTCCTTGGCGCGCCGACGCTTCGGCGACTCCTCCAACGCAGAAGCCCCGGCGGTTGCCGGGGCTTCTGAGGTCTGCTCTTGAGGTGGCGGCGGGCTGGAGCCGACGATCCTTTCGGCCTCCTCGGGCGGCAACCCGCCATCGATCAGCAGCTGCTTCGCCGTCTGTTCGAGGGTGGTCGGGTCGGCCGGCTGCCAGCCGCTCATCAGGTGCTGCGACACGGCCGAGGCGGGCACCTCGACAATGCGCTTTCCGTCGTCGATGTTCGGGTGGTACATGCGCACCATGTCCACGAGATCTCCTTAGCTCGCCGCGCCGATGACGACGACGTCGTACGTGACCGGCGTGCCGGCGGCGGAGTTGACAAAGTCGAGCAGGTCGCCCGTGCCCGCCGTCACCACCACGCCGGCAGCGCTCGGGTCGAACCAGGCGAACAAGCCGCCCGGCTTGATCGGGATGTTCGTCGACACCGCCGAGAGCAGCGGCACGCCGTTGGTGGCGGGGCGACTGACCAGCACGTTGTTCGTGTTCGAGCTGCTCGCAGCGACGATCAGGCCCTTGATCCGGGCGAACGTGACCGTGCCGCCCAGGAGCCCCGACAGGGAGCCCGCCAGGTCAAGGCTGTCCGTCGCGGACGCCGCCACGGTGCGGGTGTCGGCCCACACCAGGTCCGCCGCGCCGACGCCTGCGCCCGACGTCAGGTTGATCTGTCGCTTCACCGCGATCGGCGCTGACGGCGTCGTCAGGTCGGACGTTCCTGTGTAGTTGGCCACGAGCTCCAAATAGAGCTTGGTATCAAGGGCCATGAGCCCCCCTTTCGATCATCATCGGAAGCCCGCCTTACGTGCGGCCTCATCGACTGCGTCTCGGATTTCGTTGTCCACCCGCTCGAAGTGCGGGCGCGCTCCCGGTTCGAGGAAGGGCCGGGCGCGGTGGCTGTACCAGCGGCGGCGATTGCCGAACAGCGGTGCCCGGAAGGTGCCTGGTTTGCCGCCGTGCTCGTGCGGGCGGGCGTGTGGCGCCTTCTTCCGGTTGACCACGATGGACAGGCCCGGCCTGGACTTGGCCAGGCTGACCGACAGCCGGGTGGCGCGCGGGATCCGAGTGGACCAGGCGGCCTTGGCTCGGACGGAGGCGAGCGCCGCCTGCCCCGTCTTGCGCAGCTTGGGCCGCAGCTCGTCCCTGATCTCCTTCGGCAGCTTGCCGAACTCGCCGATGAACGCCTTCAGTTCCGCTGTGCCGGATGCCATGGGTTCACCTCGTGAACGCGTCGACGGCGACGGAGAACCGCAACTCGACGAAGGCGCCCTTGCTGTCCTGCTCCTGGGTCAGCTCCTGGGTGGCCATGCGGGTGCGCCCCACCGTCCCGCTCAAGGTCGGGTCGCTGGTGAGGGTCTGCCGGGCAGCGGCCACCAGGGCGTAGGCGATGTCCCGCACGGACTTGGCGTTGGTGCCGCCCTTGCGGACCCACACTACGCACGCGATCGTGTACTGCTCCCGGTCCGGGCCCAGGTCCGCTCCGCCGCGGGCGAGAGTCGTCTCCACGGCCGGCTCACCCGGCTCGCCGGTGAAGCCGACGCACAGCATGCGCGTCTCCTCGGTGAGCGGCATGCCGTCGATGACCTTCACGTCCGGCAGTACGGCCCGCCAGGCGGCCACCAGAGCGTCGATCGCGTCCGGCGCGGTCCAGATGGTCATGCGATCCCCGAAATCTGGTCTCCGAGCATCTCCTGCGCGCGGCGCGGGATGGAGAACCCGAAGCGGGGATCCCACACCTCATCGGTGCCGAAGCGGGGCAGGCTGCTGCCGCGCTGGGTCTCCCACATGTGCTGCAGGATGATCCGCGCCGCCAGGTCGATGTGCGGCGGCACCACCGCACGCCCGGAGACGTAGGTGACGCGTACCGGGCCGCTCATGTAGGCGCCGTCCTTGCGCCGCACCACGCCGCCCAGCTCGTCGGCGTCCAGATCGGCCACCGCCTGATCCATGCCGCCCGTCTGCGTGGTCATGACCGAGGTCAGCTCGAAGACCGGGGCGTGATTCAAGGCGATGGCATAGCCGCCGGGATGCTTCTCCACCACCGTGCGGCGCACCAGCGCGCCAGCGATCCGCTCAATCGGGACGGTGATCGCACGCAGGTAGTCGGCGATCTCCTCATCCTCGCTGGTGTCGTCGGGGTCGATGTTGAGCTGCTTCTTCGCCGCGGCCAGGCTGATAATCCCGGCTTCGCCCCATTGCGGCGCGACCTCGAACGTCTGCTCGTTGGCGCCGACAGGTGCCGTGGTCACCCAGCGGGCGACATGACGCCCGGCCTGCGTCGAGGTGTGGTCGTAGTGGTAGAGGCCCACGCCGTCATTGAGCGGGACGATCGGCCCTGTGTCGGTGCCGTCGGGCAGCAGGATCGTCAACGTGATCGAGGCAGGGTTGGCGAGGACTCCGCCGGACCGGACCTCGGTGACCAGCCGCATGGCGGCGCCGAACGCGATCGTCGTCACGTGTCCCCCTCCCCTGTCAGATCGGTCGTGGCCGCGTTGGTGGCGGTCAGGCGGGCGGTGGGCTCGGTGCGAGAGACGAGCGTGGCGGTCGGCGCCGCAGCGGTGGCCAGGACGACGGTGGGTGTCTGCCGGGTGATGAGCGTGGCCGGCGGGGGCGGCTGCACGATCGCCCACGTGGTGCTCAAGGCCAGAGGTGTGCGCCCGGTTGTGGTAGCCAGGTGGCGGCTGGTCGCCTGCCCGCGCAGGGCGAGGCTGGTGCGTACGGCGGCCGACGCAAGATGGCCGGACGTGCCCGAGGCTGCGAACGCGAGAGCAGCGGTGGCCGTCGGCGTGGCGACATGCTGGACCGCGCAGCTCTGGCTCACGGCCAGCTGCGCCTGGCCCTCGACGACCGCCGCCTTGACTGCGACGCCGCGCGCGGCCACGGCCAGCGACGCGATGCCGGTGACAGCCCGGGCGATGGCCTCGGACCGGCGGGCGCTGAAGGCGGCCGCGGCGAGCCCCGTCACGGGCAGCGACTTGGCGGCCTCCGAGGTGGCCACGAGCGCCGCACTGCCGGTGCTCGTGGCCGGAACGGTCTTGGCGGCCACCGACCATGCCGCGGCGCCCAGTCCCGCAGTGGCGGAGACGGCGGCCACGGGAAAGAAGACGACACGCGTCCAGCCGAGCACGGGCGCGAGCGCGACCGCTGGTGCGCTCTTGAGCGCGGTGGCCACCGACGCCGCCGCGAACGGCGTGCGGCCGGCCGCCGGGAGGACCTTGGTGGCCACGGCGTGCCCGGCTGCAGCGAGGGGCACGTCCGCCGTGGCGGCACCCACCTTGACCGCGCTGCCGGTCGCCGTAGCGGCCAGCTCGGCGGTGACGATGGGCGTGGCGTTCTTGGCTGCGGTCGAGTTGGCGGCGGTGGCGAGGCATCCTCGCGCGGCGGTAGGCGTGGTCTTGCGTGCGGCCGCGGTGCCGGATGTCGCCGTGGCGGCGGTGGCAGTGCTCGTATGGGTGGCGGTGGTCGCGCCTGCCTCGGCGAGCGCGGCGAGCGCCCGCCCAGAAGCGACCGCGGTCTTGGCGGCCGCGGCGACGGCTGTGGTGGCGAGCAGGCTAGTGGCGGCTGCCGGGGAGGCCTTGAGCGCCTCGGACTGGCCTGTCGCCGCGAGGGCGGCCACGCTGGCGGCGGGGGCGGTTTTGCGTGCCGCGCTGGTGCCGGTCGCTGCGATGGGAGCCTGACCGACGGCCGGGCCCACCTTGCGGGCTGCGGCCCGGCCAGCGGCGGCGAGCGACGCCCGCGCGGTGACTGGTGCAACCTTGCTCGCCGTCGCGGTCGAACCGAGCGCGACAGTGGCCGCGCCTGTCGCCTCGACGACGGGCGCGCCCGATGAGATCCAGATGCGGCGGCGGGCAGGCCCCCACGAGATCGGCGGCCCATCCTCGACGGTGGCGCCCGTCCCGCCGGACAAAGTCCTGGCGTTGCCGGAGTAGTCGGCCGTCTCCGGGCTGAGCAGGGGATACCAGGCGCGCAGGCTCTCGGTCCGGTAGGGCGTGTAGGTGGAGGCCTCCTGCTGGAGTTCCGCCACACTGAGGGTCGCGCCCCACCACTTGAAACCGCAGATGCTGCCGTTGAGCCATTCGCCGTTGTAGATGGACCGGCCCAGCTGCAGTGTCTGGTTCACGACCGCGCCCTGGCTGGCGATGGCGACCGTGGTGAATCCGGTCGTCGGGGTGCGGTAGACGGCGGTGCCGGTCGCTCCGTTCATCGCCACGCCGAAGAAGTACCAGCCGCCGACCGTCATGGTGGCGATCGGAACGGCGGTGAAGCTGGCAGAGGTGATGAACTCCATGTCGACGCCAGTGCCGGACGTCTGCAGGATCGCGAATACGTCGCCGCTGACACCGTCGCCCAAGCACCAAGCTGTGGAAAAGGCGTTGCGGTCCGTGACTATTTTGACCCAGCACGCCACCGAGTAGGCCGACTGGGAGCCGAGCGCGACCGTCCGGTTGTAGGTCTGCGCCTCGGCGGAGAAGCGGACTGCCACGCCGCCTCCTAGCTGTAGCTCAGGCGCACGCTGGTGACGATCGCGTCCCCGGTCAGGTCATCAGCCGCATCCGACACCAGCCGAGTGACCCGCAGCCACACCTCATCCCCCGCCGCCAGCCCGTCCGGGTTCACGATCGTGACCGTGGTCTTCATCAGCTTCTGCGCGGCTGTCGAGCCCAGGTCCGTGCTCGCCTGCTGCGCCGTCGCGAAGGCCTTCGTCTCCACATTCCCGGTGTCCACACCCGGCGTGATCGCGGCTACAGCCACCTGCCAGGCGACGCCATGCGCGGCCGTCGTCGACGTGTCCGCGTACCACAGCACATCGCAGGTAAGGTCGCCGGAGGCGTATCCGGACGGGTTGAACTTCCAATAAGCGCTCTCGGCGGTGGTGGCGTCGAAAGCCAGGCCCGTCACCGGGAAGTTCGTCCCGTTGTTCTTCACGGGCTGCGGGAACGCCGTCGCGGCGAACGCCGCCTCCTCCGGGGCCAGATACAGCTCGGCGGCCATCAGCCGTCCTCCTCAGCCCACAAGCGGCCGATCCGCCGCCACAGCACGAAGCCGAACAGCATCGCCTTCTGGGCGAGCGTCGCCCCCGTACGGAACGCCGTCGGCAGTGCCGAGTTGAAGCTCGCCTGGTTGTCGTCGATCCAGTCGTCGATCGCCGCCACGGCCGCCAGTAGATCGGCCTTGTTGAACCCCGACGTGCTGGAGGTGTTTTCCCTCATCCACTGGGCGGCCACCCGCTGGCGGGCCGTGGCATCCAGAGCCATCAGATGCCCGTCGCGTCCAGCACCAGCGCGCCCGCCGCCACCGTGATCTGGCCCTGCGCTCCGAACGTCTCAGGGATCACCTTCTGGAAGAACAGTTCACCCTGCCCGGTCAAGTTCACCGACGCGCCACCCGACGTCAGCGACACCTCGAACGTGTCCGTCGTGCTCGTGACGACGTGATAGACAACGCCCTCGGTCAGGCCCGTCGGGAGGCTCTCGCCGAACACGTTGAACAGCTGCACCCGGTCGTTGTCCACCAGGCCGTGACCGGCCGACTGGATCGCGTCCGAGGTGATGCCCGCCGTGTCGACGGTGCCGAACCCCTTCACGCTGCCGTTGATCGGCGCATACCCCAGGAAGTTGTTCGTGTTGCCCGATACGGCATTGAAGAACAGCAGGAACGCGTACGTCCCGGCCGGGACATCGAACGTCAGCGCACCCGAGTTGGACTTCAGGCCAGACGCGGCAGCCGCCCACGTCACCGCCTGACGCGCATAGGCAGGAGACCCGCCCGTCGCCTCCGTACCTGCGTAGTTCGCGCCCGTGCCAGGGTCGGTGATGTTGCCCACCCCGATGTACGTGATCCCTGTGACGGACTCATCCAGGCCGTCCAAGGCCTTGTTCTTGCCGAGGTCGTTGAACGGCACGGCTTCCTCCTAGACCAGTTCGCCAGAGGCGGTGAACGAGAAATTCGGGGTTGTCCCGGACGGGGCGGCCCACTGCAGGCGGACGTGTTTGTCCAGCCCCGAGAACGACTTGGATTCGGAACTGATCGCCGTCTTGGCGGCGAACGAGCCGACCGTGTACCAGGTCGTGTTGTCCGGCGAGGTCTGCACGTTCACGGTCAGGCTCGGCGTAGTCCCCGACGCCGCCGTCACCGACAGCGTCAGCCGCAGCGTGTGCCGGGAGCCGACCTCGATCGAGCTCGTGTTCCCGGCGCCGGTGACACCGGTCTGGGCCGTGCCGAGGACACCGATGCCCCCGGCACGCACCAGCCGGCCGTCCGCGTTATACGACACGGCTACCTCGCCTTGCCCGGACGCCGGCCGCGACTCGGCGCGGCCTTCTCCGCCGGCGGGGTCACGGCGCGCTCGACGCAGTCGTGCACCTGCGGACGGGTGACGCCGAGCCGCGCCAACTCGGCGTCCACCGCGGCCACCCGATCGGCGCGGTCATATCGGGCGTAGCCTTCCCGCTCCCGCAGCAGAGCCGCCACGTACGCCTCGTTCGGGGTGTCCACCTCGATGTGGTCCACGCCGCCCGTACGGACGCTGCGAACCGGCACCTGCTCAGGCACGAGATCCTCCTACTTCGGGTCCGGCTTGCGACGAGTCGTCTTCGGCGCGGCCTCGCCGGTGTCCTCGGCCTCGTCGACCTTTTCCTCGGTCTTGTCGTCGATCCACTCCGTGACCGCTTCGTCGCGCTCCTCGACGGTCTTGCCGGAGTAGTTCTCAGCGGCCTCGACCGCCTTGGCCCGCTCCTTGTCGGGGGTGGGGCCAGGCGTAGCCAGCGGAGCGCCGTGCACCGTCGAGCCGGCGGCGGCCCGGTCGGCGGCGGCGCGCCGGTTGTCTTCGAGCTGCTTGACCGACTGCGGGGTTCCGTCGGGGGTGACGTAGCCCTCCTCGCCGGGCCGCGGCCAGTCGCTGTCGTGCTGCTGCTCGGCAGCCTTCTCCGGGGTCGGCTGGACGTTCTCGGACATGGGTTCCTCCCACGGGGTAGTGATGTGGTGTGTGAGGGGTCCGGCCGGGACCATGGCTCACGTCCCGGCCGGTTTGACCTGCTAGAACGTCGGGGCGATCATGCCGGTCCCGGCGATGATGCTGATCGCCTTCGGGTATCGCTCGCTGTGCAGAGCGGCGTAGTTGTAGAAGCGCAGCAGCACCGACAGCTGGGCGGCCAGCGGCTCGCGGAACGTCTCCGAGCGCGGCGTGCCCTCGAAAAGGATCACGTCGGAGCTGCGGGTGATGACGATGCGGTCCTCGTTGGTGCCGGCGCCCAGGTTGGTCGGGATGTTCGGGTCGACGAACACCGGAAGGCCCTGCATCGAACCGACGAAGCCCTCGGAGTTGACGGTGCCCACGGACGCGATGACGTTCTGCGGCGCACCAGCGACCGGGGTGACCAGCGGGCGGCCCGCGGTGTCGAGAGCGGACAGCAGCCACGCCCACCGGCGCGGATGCATGAAGATCACGTCAGGCGGCATGAACCGCTGCGTGTGGATCTGCTGAATCGCATCCGCGATCTTCGCGTACAGCTCGCCCGCCGTCGGCGAAGCGTCGGTGTAGGTGACCGCGTTCGCGCCGGACACGTTCAAGATGCCGCGCTTGTTCGCGGCGTTGTTGCTGATGACGAACGTGTCGAGCTTGACCGCGTAGTCCGCGGCCAGGTCCGCGAGCAGCACGTCGTCCATGTTGATCGGCGACTGCTCGATCAGCTGCAGCGACACCACCTGCTGGCCGGCGATCGTCGCCACCGCGGCGGTCACGCTGTTGGTGGTGGCGTCGGTGTTCTGCACCGCGGTGTTCTGCGTCGCCTGCTCAGCCACGGCGGTACCGGTGGCCAGGCGCGGCAGGTTGATCGAGTCGGTGCCGCCCGGCAGCGTCATCTGACGCACCCGGTTGGCGACCACGCGCGAGGCCCGCGCCAGGCCGATGTAGTCGTTGAGCATCCACAGCGGGGGCACGAACTCGCCGCCGGCGCCGTCCGTGGTGGTCAGGGCACGCTTCTCCAGCTCGGCCGACACCTCGCGGCTGTTGCGAATCAGCCGCTCGGTGGCGTCGCGGCTGCCGAGCAGTTGGGCGCGGACCAGGTCACGGAAGTAGGAGTTCTGGCCGCCCTTTCGGTACGTCTCCGGCTCGGAGGTGACCGTCACGGTGGGCCGCTCTCGCTGCTCGCCCGCCTGGCCGTACTTGGCCGACAGTTCCGCGTGCTTGGCGTCGCGCCGCTCGGCCTCCTCAGCCTCGCTGACGCGGGCCTCCATGGCGGCGATCTCGTCGTCCTTGGCGGTGATGGCGGCACGCTTCTCGCCGAATGCCGCGGTCTCTTCGTCGGACAGGTCGCGCTGCTCCGCCCGGGGCGCGGTGAGCACGCCGTCCAGGTCGGCCTTGAGCGCGGCCCTCTCCTCCAGCAGCGTCTTCAGCTGCTGGTGCAGGAACTCCAGCATGGGAGCCCCTCCCTTCAGGTAGTGGGTCGTGCCTGCGGGTCCGTCCGGGTGGTGGCTCAGGTGGTGGCACGCGACAGCGCGCTCCGGCGTGAGCTCCGGCGCGTCAGGTGGGGCAGGCGATCAGCCGAGGAGAACTGCCTCAGCCTCGTACAGCGACAGCGGGTTGCGTCGCCGAGTCTCAGGTGCGGCGGGCGGCGCGAAACGCTGCCCCAGCCGCTCGTACAGAGCGCGGGCTTGCTGGTCGCCCATCCGGTCCAGGTCCAGGCCGCGCATCGCCACGGACGTCTCCGGGTTGGCGCCGAAGTTGACCACCGACACGTCCCCGCGGTGCAGCGACACTTCGGTGATATCGCGCTGGTCGTACTCAGGTGACCACTGCTGGCGCATCACCCGGAAAGCGAACGACATCTCATCCACGTTGCCGTCCTGCAGAGCGGTGAGCATGTCCCGCACGTCGTTGCGGGCCGGGTTCACCTCGGCCCGCATGTGCAGGCCCTGCTCGTCCTCGGCCAGGTCCAGCGTGCCCGCCTTGGTGTAGGCCATCGACAGGCCACCATGGTTGAGCAGCAACTGTACGTGCGGCTGCTCGGCGAGCGTCTTGGCGAACGCGCCGGCTCGGACCACTTCGGTGTAGCCGCCGAACGCGTCGTACATCTCGTAGCCGGCCTCGGTGATGGAGGCGTACCCCTCGACCACAGTGGAGCCGCCCGCCTGGGCCCGCACCTCCAACTGGACGGGGTAGGCGCGGCGCTCAGGGCCGCGCGCCTTGCCGCGCTCGCTCAGGTCCACGTCTACTCCTCGGTCATCCCGTCATCGTCGGCGGCATCCCCGCCGAGGGTCTGCATCTGGGTGATCTGCGCCGGGGTGAGCGGCGGCCGGTCCTCAAGCTCGCGCGCCTCGTCCTGGGCGACGAACCGGGCCTTGATCGCCATGGCGTGCGCCCGGTACCGGGTGAGCAGGTCCGTCCTGAGCAGGGCGCCCCGGTTGAACTTCACCTGCTGCGGGCGCGGCAACAGCGACGACAAGGCCCGCTCCAGGCGGGTCAACCACGGGTCCAGCGCGTAGATGAGCAGCTGCAGGTTGCGCTGCTCGATGTTCTGATAGGTGAGCGATCCGCCGGTCTCGTAACCGAGGATCTCCGCGATCCCCGGGCCGAAGATGCGGCAGCACTCCGCCGACGTCATGTTGTTCGTTTCGAGGAACTGCGACTCGTTCGGCGCGATCTGGATCGGCTGATACGTCCATCCCTTGCCCAGCGTGACCGGCTCCCGCTTGCCCTGCAGCGCCGCCATGAACCGCGACTTCGCCGTCTGGGCGTCGCCCTGAGTCAGGTTCGCCTCCGAGGTGAGCACACCCGTCGGATGCGCCCCCTCCTCGAACCAGGCCGCGCCGAACCGCATCGCCGCGATCCCCGTGCCGATCGTCAACGCCTGATACGCCACCGGGGACAAGCCCTGCAACCGGCCCGGGATGGGATAGACCCGCTTGTGCCACATGTCCGACGTCGGGACCTCCTGCCCGGCGGCCCGCCAGTGCACCCGCCCGTCCTTCATGTCGCGCCAGCCCTGCACCATGTCAGGGTGCTGCAACACGATCTGCGTCGGCGTCCCCCGGCGCTGGTCCCGCTCCCCGACCAGCCCGTACACGTTCCCTCGCAGCAGCGACGACGCCATGTACTGCCAGATCCAGTCCTCAAGCCCGTACCCGTCCCCGCCCAGGTCGAGCATCCACGACGGCATCCGCTGCTCAGCCTTGCCCGCACCGTCGCCGGCGAAAATGTCGATCGGAAGCATCCCCGCGGTGCCCGCCAGCAGGGACACCGACGCCCACACCGCGACCTTCTGCAGCGAGGCTTCAGCCTGCGACAGGTCCACCCGCGCGAACGTCGACCCCAGCGAGGAGTTGGGCGGGATCGGCGGCTCCGTCCCCCACTGGCGACGCTCCACCGGCCGGCCGCCGAAGATGAGGCTCACGTCGTCCTCCGATCGGCCCGGATCTGCTCCCACGCCCTGTCGGCCAACAGCAGCACACCCGCCGTGATGAACCCCGCCGGCGGCCAGGCAAGCCACGCCCCGAACGCCACCAATGCCACCCCAATCAGGCCGGGCAGCACCTGAACCAGCAGCCGGACGGCGTTACCGAGCGGTGCCGCAGACGCGGTCGCAAGCTTGCGGAGGCCCTTCACGCAGCCCCCTTCACCAGATGTTCTGCAGCGGGTCCATGTTGTTGGCCAGGTGCCAGGCGGCACGCTCCAACGCCATGACGCCACACACCGCGAGGTCGATCTTGCGAGGGCTGCCGGGCTTGTCCTTGACAATCCGCGTGCCGCGGGCGTCGGTTTTGGTCGCGCAGTTCGCGAAGTGCCGTGCCAGGCGAGGATCCCCCGACTGGGTGATCTCGCGGTCCGTGACCGCCTCGTACATGCGCTGCGTCGCGGGGCCCATGCGGGAAATGTTCTGCGGGAAGATCACCACTGGGAGGCCCTCAGCTTCAAGGTCCTCCGCCGCGTCCAGCCACAGATACTCATCCCAGGCGATCTCCAGCACCTCGTACTGGCGGCACGCCTCCCTGATGGCGTCCTTCACCTGGGCGCGCGGTACCGTCCACGACAACTCGTCGCGCGGCTTCTCCCACAGCCCCAGCACCTCCACGTGCGGGCGATCCTCAACGCTGACCGCGACCAGGCCCGTACAGTCGCCCGAGCGGGACCCGTCGAAGCCGAGCACCACCTTGGCGTGCGGCTCGATCCGCCGCGACGCGTCCGCGCACGCCTCCCACGAGCCCGCGGGCAGCCACGTCACCGCCGACGACACCCACTGGTTGCAGCGCTTCGTCCGGAACTCCGCCTCCGGCGTGCGCCGCATCGACGACTCGAAATCCTCAGCCGCCACCAGATCGGCGTAACCCGGGTTCGCTTCCCGCCACGTATCCGGCACCCGATGATCCGCCTCGACCACGCCGGGCTCCCACCACGCCATGAAGAAGCTCGGATCATCAACCTCGCCGGCCGCGACCCGCTTGCCGTGCTGGTACAGCGAATAGCACAACGAATCCTGGCCGGTCGAGTCGGACTTCACGCCCGCGGTAGTGATGCCGACCATGAGCGGCTCGACGCGGGCGCCCATCGCCAGCGCCATCACGTCCCACAGCTCACGGCTGGGCTGGACGTGGACCTCGTCGAACAGGACCAGCGTCGGGTTCAGGCCTTCCTTGGAGAACGCCTCCGCCGACAGCACCCGATACACGCTTCCGGTCGACGGGATTTCGATCGCGTCCCGATACAGCTTGCACACACCCGCCAGCTCGGGCTCCATCTCGACCATCCGCCGAGCCGTCCCGAACACGATCCGGGCCTGCTCCTTCTCCCCGGCGCAGGAGTACACCTCGCCGCCGTCCGGGCCCATCACCAGCCCATACAAGGCCAGGCCGGCGCCCAGGGCACTCTTGCCGTTCTTGCGAGCCACCCCGACCAGCGCCTGCCGGTGCCGGTAACGCCCATCAGGCCGGCGCGCCAGCAGGTGACCAAGAGCCTGCCGCTGCCACGACCGCAGCAGGATCGGCGCCCCCGTCGGGCCGGCCACAGAGTCCTTCGTGACCTTGCACAGCGCCTCGACGAACTCCACGCAGTGCTCGCCATCGCCACGCGCCACGTCCGCGGCCGGGACCGACGTCAGCCAGCGAGGCGGCCACCCGTCAGCCCTCCCGCTTGGCACGCAACGCCTCCAGCTTGCTCACCCGCGTCACCTCAGCCACGCCGAGACGCGTCCGCGCCGCCGGGTCGAAGCCGAGTGAGCCCAACGCAGACGCCAGCTCACGGTGGAACGTCGCCACCATCCGGCCGTCAGCTGGATCACGCGTCGCCCGATACCGCTCCCGCGCCACCGCCACATCGTCAGCGAGCCGGCACGCCTGCTCCGCCGCCTCAGCGTCCGACGTGGGCGAAATCCACGTGATCCCCGACTGCCAGACGCGCTCCCACAACCTGCGAGCCTCCAGCCCAAAGTCCGCGGGATGCTCAGGCACGCCCTCGGCCATCGGCAGCGCCACCACCGTGCCCTCAACAGGCAGCG